GCAAAATAACCGATAAGGAAGCGTGGTATCAGGCTAATCCAGCTTTAGGCTATTTGGTAGATGAAGAAACTATTGCTGAAGCTATTGCCACCTCAAGCGTTGAAGCTAGTCGCACCGAGACCCTTTGCCAATGGGTTTCGGCATTGAAATCGCCCTGGCCTTATCGAGCTTTTGAGGATTTGACGGTGCAGGATCTTAAACTTGAGCCCGGAAGGCTTACGGTCTTTGCTATGGACATTTCAGTAACCAAAAAACAGGCTAGCCTTGTTGCAGGGCAGCTTATGGAAGATGGCAAGGTAGGCGTAGGCGTTGTGGCGCAGTTTGAGTCGCATGTGGCTATTGATGAGCTAAAGATGGCTGCCGAAATCGCTAACTGGGCTAAAGAATACAAACCGAGAACAATTTGCTTTGATAAATATACGACAATGAGCGTGGCGGAGCGTTTAGCGCAGACTGGGTACAAAATGGTGGACATGTCCGGGCAAGTGTTCTATCAAGCTTGTTCAGATTTGCTAGATGCCATAGTCAATAACCGTCTAACGCATAATGGTCAGCAATCGCTTGTAGATTCCATGAATAACTGCGCTGCTAAAGAAACGGATGCTGGTTGGCGTATCGTAAGGCGTAAATCGGCTGGCGATGTATCTGCCGCTATATGTTTAGCTATGGTGACTCATCAATTACTCAAGCCACAATCTAAACCGCAGATTTATACCTAATTGTCCGATTTGTGTGGTATTCTATAGGGGATGGGTCTATTTGATCGTTTCCGCCCTACGAAAATTGAGGCGCAACTTAATCCGCCATTAATGACGGATTCATTTAACTATTTTCTTCCTATCGCTGTTACTGCTGTCGGACGCGAAGAAGCTATCAGCGTTCCCGGTGTAGCTAGGTGCAGAAACCTAATAGCAGGAACTATCGCCACGTTCCCATTGGAACTTTACAAAAAGTCTACTGGCGAAAAACTTGGCAAGCCTATTTGGATTGACCAACCAGCCGCGGCACAACCACGCAGCGTTACTTTAGCTTGGACTGTGGATTCACTTTTGTTTTATGGTGTTGCATATTGGCGCGTGACTGAAGTTTATTTTGATGATGGCAGACCAGCGCGCTTTGAATGGATCGCACCGGGTCGTGTGTCATTTGATACAGATCCAGTAAGCGAATATATTACACGCTATTACGTTGATGGTAAAGAAATACCTAATTCGGGTCTTGGCTCACTCATTACATTTCAAGGATTAGATGAAGGCGTACTAGCGCGAGGTGCGCGAACATTACGCGCAGCTATTGATTTAGATAAGTCTACTAACGTAGCAACAGCAACCCCAATGCCTTCAGGTGTCATTAAAAACTCTGGCGCAGACCTTAGCAAAGAAGAAGTTGATGCTATTCTCGCCGCATGGAAGTCGGCGCGAACACAGCGTTCAACAGCTTACCTTACAAGCACGTTAGATTACGTGCCGACCTCTTTTAGCCCCAAAGACATGGGTTATGTAGACCTTATTCAGAATATGTCTACACAAATTGCAAGATTAATGAATGTGCCTGCGTATTACATTAGCGCAGATATGAATAACTCAATGACATACGCGAACGTTCAAGACGAACGCCGTCAATTTGTTTCACTATCGCTCGCGCCTTACATTCATGCAATTCAGGATCGTTTAAGCATGGATGACATTACAGCGCGAGGCAACATTGTTAAGTTTGACGTAGAGGATGCTTTCTTGGCTGTTAATGCACTAGAGCGTCTGATGGTCATTGAAAAAATGCTAACTCTAGGTTTAATTTCTGTAGAAGATGCTATGGAAATGGAAAACCTATCACCGAACGGAAATGACGATGCACCTAACATTCTCGAGTGACATTGAATGCTCAGTAAGTGAGCGCACCATTAGTGGCAAAATAGCACCTTTTGGCGATGAGGTAGGTTTTACCTCAGCTGGTAAAGTTGTATTTGAAAAAGGATCTATTTCAATTCCTGATAGCCCAAAGCCTAAACTATTACTTGAGCATGACGCCAAAAAACCTATCGGGCGCATGATTAGTTACCAAGAGCGCGAAGACGGTCTTTACGCGACATTTAAGGTCACGAACACAACACGCGGTAATGACGCGCTTATTGAAGCGACCGAGCAGTTGCGCTCAGGATTATCTGTAGGTGTCGAAGTGCTAGATGGAAAACGTGAAGGCGATGTCTATCGCGTACTTTCTAGCAAAATGATGGAAACAAGTCTTGTTCAAGCTGCTGCGTTTAAGAGCGCGGAAGTCTTGAGCGTTGCAGCTTCGGAAGAAGAAGCCGCAGAAGAAAACCCAACCCAAAACGAAAGCGAGGCAGTCGTGGAGAATACTCCAGACACCGCAACCGTTGAGCAAGTGGTAGAAACCCCTGCGGTAGAAGCTGCTCGCCCAACTGTTAGCGCACCGATTTACACAAAGCCACGCCTAGAGTTTACAAAGGCTAAATACCTAGAAAATACTCTACGCGCAAAGTTTATTGGCGATGAAGAAGCAGCGATGTATGTTCGCGCTGCTGATAACGAAACAACAACCGCACCGGGCATGATTCCTACACGTCAGCTAACCGAAGTAATTAACCCACTTTCAAATGCTGACAGGCCGTTTATTGATTCAGTAACCCGTGGTACATTGCCGGACGCAGGCGTTGTTTTCCAAATCCCTAAGATTACTGCTGTTCCAACAGTAGATCAGATTGATGAAAACAATCCTGTTACAGAGTCACAACTAACAGCACAGTTTATTAACGTAGATGTCAAGTCCTTCAAGGGCCGCGCAATTACAACAGTTGAACTCATTGAGCGTTCTTCACCTACATTTTTTGACGAGCTTGTTCGTCAGATGGAGTTTGCATACGCTAAGGAAACCGATTACTACGTAACTACTGAAGTGGCTAACAACAGCCCACTCGCAGCAGTTGCAACAGGCGAAGACAAAGATGGACTTTTGTCATACGTTTCCAATGCAGCCGCAGCAATTTACAAGGGAACTCTAGGGTTTGCTCGTAACATTGTTGTCTCACCTGAAGCATGGGCAAAAATTATGTCCTACTCAGATAATGGACGCCCAATCTATATCGCGTCAAACCCACAAAACAATGGTGGAGTTTTGGCTCCAGATGCAGTAAGCGGCACAGTCGCAGGACTACAGCTTCGCGTTTCTCGCCTAATCAGCGGAACAGGCGGAACAGGTCTTGGCGATTACTCAATGTGTATCTTGAACCCAGAGTCTTACACATGGTATGAATCCCCACGCTTCCAGCTACGCACAAATGTGAATAGTGATGGAACCGTTGATTTGGGTTACTACGGTTTCGGCGCGCTTGCGACAAAGGTTGCAGCCGGCGGAAACTGGTACAACAAGTCCTGATCTAACTAACTAGATCATTTGAGTTACCCCGGCGCACAGCCCTTGCGCCGGGGATAACATAAGAAAGGAATACAATGCCTGCCACATACGTAACCGAAGCTGAACTACGCAGCGCGCTTGGAATCGGTGCTTTGTATTCGTCTGCCGTTGTTGAGGAAGTATGCCAAGCGGCTGAAAACGTAGTCAAGGAAAAACTTTGGTTTAACAATCAGCCAGTTGTAGCTTTACAAGGTTTTGGCTCATACGGCAAAGTTTTTCTTCCGACAACAGCCGATCAATTTTATGTAGGTCAAACAGTTACAGTAGAAAACGTTAGAGCGCATTTTAACGGCTCAAAAACTCTTACAGCAGTAAACGGTCATTCGGTCACATTCAACTTGAACCAGGCTGTAACAGAGCCTTATCATCAAGTTGTACCTTATGGACGCATTTTTGCGGCGCAAGCTGTGGACTACGCTACGCTGCCCGAAGTCAATCAAGCTACGCTCATGATTGCAGTAGACATTTGGCAGGCTCGCCAAGCCTCTAACGCTGGCGGCATTTCACCAGACTTTCAACCTTCACCATATCGCATGGGCAATACCCTTATGGCACGTGTCAGAGGTTTACTTGCGGATCACTTAGCCCCGGGCGGTCAAGTAGGATAATGTCAGCAATCTCTACCC